ATAAAATAATGCCTAGAGGACAAACAGTAGTAAAGTATATGGAGAAACCACCAAAGAGAACATCTATTGGTAATGGTAAAGTTAAAATGTCATCTATGAATAAACATAAAAAAAGAACTTATAAGGCATATAACAAACAAGGAAAGTAATGGCAATTTTTAGAGGCGGTAAACGTATAGGTCCATTTGACCTAAGAATTGGACTACCAAGAGGTAGAGAGTATGATAATATACCTGGTGATCCAAGACTACAACAACGTGCCAATCCTGAAACAACAATAAACAGATTTAGAGCTGCAATCGCAACTGGTGAGGGTGTAGCAAGACCAACTAGATTCTTAGTTCGTGTAAGTATGCCACAAGGTGGTATTAATCTTGCAGGTATAATTGATAATGAACCACAATCAAACACTGATCCAGAACTTGCAAGAGCACAAAAGAATAAATCAGCAATGGCACAACAAAACCAAGAGATTGGTAGAGAGATTGGACTAATGTGTGAAGCAGTTCAAATGCCAGATAGAACAATCAATACAAATCCATATCGACATTATGGACCAACATACAATGTTCCGTCTATAGCACAATATGCTGATGTGACCATGACTTTTATTGGTGATAAGTTTTTAAGATTAAGACAGTTCTTTGAATCATGGCAAAATCTTATTATAGATAATGTCACTAACAATTCAGGTTATTACGATGACTACACAGCACCAATCGATATCTTTCAACTAGGTCAATTTGATACATTGAATGATAGAGATAGTGTGACATATGGCATAAGAATGTTCGAAGCATATCCAACATCGATTGGAACAGTTGACTATTCTTATGGTGCCAATAATGAGTATGTGAAAATCAATGTGACTTTCACTTATAGATATTGGTTGAACTTTAATTTAGATATAGACAGCACTGGAAAAGTTGGTGGACTTTCTTCTGGTGAGGTGAAACCTGGTTCTTCTGGTTTCCCATTCTTTGATAAATTACCACCAGAACTAAAAAGAACTGGGAGAAATGCGTTCAATACATTGAAACGTTCAATCCCAATTGGTAAAGTATTTGGTGGTAAAGTATTCCCACCATTTACGTTTTAACATGAGGAGATATAATGGCTTTACCTAATATTAATCAACAAACATTTGAGTTGGAAGTACCATCGACAGATGAAAAAATAAAGTTTAGACCATTTCTTGTAAAAGAAGAAAAATTATTACTTCAAGCACAAGAGAGTGGTAAAACTGAGGATCTAGTTGGGGCGCTAAAATCAATTATTGAAAATTGTACATTTGGCAAACTAGACACAAAAGACATGCCAAGTTTTGATTTAGAATATGTATTCTTAAACATAAGAGCTAAGTCTGTTGGTGAAAAAGTAAAATTAAAAGTAAAAGCACCAGATGATGGTGAAACAATGGTACCTGCTGAGGTTGATCTCACAAAGATTAACGTTCATGTAGATGTCGATCACAATAATAAGATACAATTAACAAAAGATGCTGGAGTTATAATGACTTATCCTACAATCGATATGTTCATGGGTTCTAATTTACAAAACCCATCGACTGAAGAAATGTTAGGTATTATCTCTCAATGTATTTTACAAATCTATGATGGTGATGATGTCTTTGACAGAGCAGATACGACTGATGATGAACGAAAAGAGTTTATTGAGAACTTAACTCAGGAGCAATTCAAAAAGATGCAACATTTCTTTCAAACTATGCCTAAATTAAAGCATGAAATGAAAGTGACTAACCCTAAAACAAAGAAAAAGGGAACTGTTGTATTAGAAGGCCTTCAGAGTTTTTTTTAATATGCCTCTCTCATATAGACTTTGAGGCATACTATAGGTTGAATTTTGCATTGATGCATGTTCACAAATGGTCACTTGAAGATATTATGAATATGTTGCCATGGGAGAGGGAAATATATGTCACTTTACTCAATCAACATATTGAGGAAGAGAATAAAAGACTAGAACAAAGGAGTAGAAAACGAAATGGCTGAAGAAGTTAAAACAGAACATCACCCGGCAGACACAAATGGTGATGGTAAAGTTTCAGATAGAGAACATGAAATGTATCTGGAATTTAGACGAAAAGAATTACAAGATCAAGATGCCCAAAGAGATGCTATTCGAAAGATGACATGGTTTGCTCTTGGTGGTATGTTATTATATCCATTTGGTATAGTCTTTGCAGACTTATATGGTTATGAAACAACAGGACAATTATTAGCAGATATTGCACCAACATACTTTGTTGCGATTGCTGGTTTAGTAGCCGCATTCTTTGGTGCTGATGCATTAAAAAGTAAGAAGAAATAATTTAAATGGCAGACGATAACAAAACATTTCAAGAGTTATTAAAACAACAAAGAGAAACTAATGAAAGACTTAGTTCATTAAGCCAAGATAACAAATTAAATAGAAAGTTATTGTCTGATATTGAAAATGATACACCTGCTGAAATAGTAGCATCAGCAGAACCAGAAACATCTACTGATACACGAAATGTTATAGGTCAAACAGCAGTCACTAAAGCTGAATTTGATCAACAACAAGATATATTCAGAACACTTAATGCAAACATACGTGCCATGGGTAATGTTATTCAACAAGGTGTTGAACAAGATGCTAAATTTCAAGCAAAACAAGATGCAAAAGCAGAAAGACAAGAAGCACTAAAAGAATCTGGTGAAGATACTGGTTTAGAAGATGGTAAAGAAGAATTTGGTAAAGATTTAAAAGAAGGTGTTGGTGGTGTTTTTGGTGCTCTTAGAGGTATCTTCTTTGGAACTGCTGGTATCTTCGCAGCCATTTATCTATTCGTTGCCGCTCTTGGTAATGAAAAATTTAGAAATGTAGTATTCAAAGCAACTGATGCTGTAAAACAAGCATTTGGTGATTTCGATGATCTTATTAATGGTGAAATGGGATTGATGGAGTTTCTCAAAGAAAATGCACTCACAATCGCAGCCATTACAACATTATTAATGCCTCTTAAAACATTTGGATTACTAAAAGCAGCGGCACTTGGTTTACCTAAAGCATTAATTTCTTTAGGTGCTGGATTAAAAGTTATTTCAACTTTTTTCTCAAAAACTATTTTACCAATATTTGGACCAATTATTCGTGTTATGGGTAGTGTAATAGCTGTATTATTTGGTCTTAAAAAAGGAGTAGAAGATGGTTTGGCAATGTTTAAAGAAACAGGTAATGTATTAGATTCGATCAATTTTGCTATTGCATCATTCTTAGGTTTTATAGTATCATTACCAGCACAATTATTTACTACACTCATTGATGGTGCTCTTGGTTTATTAGAGTTCTTCTCATTTGGTTTTTTAAACTTTGATGATATACAACAAACAATAAGAGATATGGACTTTGCTAATTTTATGAGAGATTTGTTTTTTGATTTCTTTAATGTAGCACAAGATTTTATACAAGAAAAAGTTCTTAATGCAGGAACATTTATACTTGATTTAGGTATTCGACTTGGTGGTTACGCTGAAGAATTATTAAACAGTGTTGTAAGTTTTGCAAAAGGTATTGGTAAAAAAATATACGACCCAGAAACAGGTGCTATCTTTGGTAAAGTTTTACCACCATTTCCAACTTTAGGCGATATTGGTGGATTTTTAAAAGAGAAAGCAAAAACAATTTACGATCCAGATACTAATGCAATATTTGGTTATCAACTTCCTGAACTACCAAGTATTGATGATATGTTTAGTGTGTTAGCAGACTTTGCTAAAAAGATATACAATCCAGAAACTGGTGAAATATTTGGTTTTAAATTACCAAGTCTAAGTGATTTAAATCCATTTCAAAATTTTAGTTTATTTGGTAATGATAGTTTCGAAGATTTACAAGAAGATGCTAATGATGCGGCTAAAGATGCTGCTGAAAAAGCACAAAAGGCTGATGATGCTCTGGTCAAATTTCAAGAAACTGGTAATGATAAGTTCTTAAAAAAATATGAGAAGTTATCACAAGACGCAATTGAATTACAAGAGAAGGCAGGTAATCTACAATATCAAGCATTGATGAAAAAGATGGAAGAAAATGGTGAACTTACCGATGCCGAAAGATCAATCATTCAACAAATCAACGTAGTTAAGGGTGGTGATAGTGTTAATCAACAATCATCAACTGGATTCTCTACAATAAAGTCAGCACAGAACGATGACTATACCGTTCAGGCGTTGGCAGGGTCTATGCCGTAGACCTTAATAATACTGGTCTTCTACACACCATCAGAAAAGTATTCTTTAATTTTTTATTCATCTTTTGTTGTTTAGTCATTTTCTTATCTTTGTTTAACTTCATGGTTAATAGATGTGCTTTTCTTGTGGGCATGCTGAACTCCTGTAAAAATGTTGTTGAAAAATAATGAAGGTAGGCGAAATTGTATATGAACATACAAACCTTTCCGTAATGTAAACCTATAAGTATATAGTCTATTATTGACGGTATTTTGTATGTGAATTACGAATGAAATGTATAAATTTTAATCAGTTCTTCTTTACCTTTGACCTTGATTTCACCAATACTTTTAGTCTTTATTGTATCTGGTAATTGATCTTGTGTATAAGAAGACCATATAGTCTTATTATCTTTATGTTCATGTCGTCCTGCGGTTGCCTCTAATCTTGCAGCTAAATTTACTGCATCACCTACTACAGAATAATCTAATCTTGTTTTAGAACCCATATTACCAACGATTGCTGTACCAGTATTTACACCTGTGCCAACGTTGATATCTGGTAGTCCTCTTTCTTTATATAATACTTTTAACTCTTTAATCTTGTCTTCAATCTCTTTACATGATCGAATTGCCATCTCAGCATGATTAGGCATGTCTAATGGTGCGTTGAATATTGCCATCACACAATCACCCATA